GACAGATGCGTCTCAAAATGATCCTACACGAAGCACTTGATCTTGCGCACTCAATCTGCGAACATCAAGATGCCCAGGAATGTATGTGGGCTTGGGAAATGGTTGATGAAATTGATGACGCCGCTACCCGAGCAGGTGTCCGCTACTATTAATTTCCCAACCTATATTAAATGGAGTACGAAAAGCTCAAAGAGAAGGTCAAGAAGCTTGGCTTCAGGGTGACCAAAGATGTAAAAGGGAAACGCGTCAAACTCACAAAGAAGGAACTTATGGCAAAGTTGCCAAAGAAGACAAAGGGTGAACCATCCCTTGAAAATCAAGCCAAGAGTGCTAAAAAGTTTATCAAGGTGTGTAAAATGGTTCTTAAGGAGGCTGAACCAAATCAGCCAAGAATGAGACAACCAGTTCGTGTTTCTCCAAGAAGAGTTGCCGCACCAATGGCACCTCCACCACCACCGAGACCTATGAGTCTCAACCCACGAGCTGCCCTTATGGCGGATCTCAAGGCTGACCTAAAGAAGCGGGGTTTAGCTAACAACTAATATGGTAAAACTTCCATGCTCTTAAATTCTGTACATTTAACTGTACTAGGACCTTTAATAAAAACTTCCTCATCCGTTGTACTAAGCGCTTTTACAGAAAAATCATCCGTCACTCGCACAGATTTGAAACTTGCATCTATTTCTGATGGCGCTTCATCTGTGTGCATGTGTCTTCCTTTGTAGTCACACTCTTCATAATAATGAACACCCGGAGCACTTGGATCTATCACTGGTTCCGGTTCCGGTTCTGGACTTCTGGTTAGAATAAATGCCAAACCGGAAAACAGTAGTATCACTAAAACCAAAATTATGATTCCCAAAGTCTTCATTATTATTTAGTTAGAAATTTAATAAAATTATTCGTCTTTTTTGACTATAAAACTTTTGATTTTTACGTCACATGATATAGCTGTGGGTCCTTTAAAAATTAAAGGATCACCTTCGTACTCTCCTTTCTCATAGGCATTAACGGTTACACCATCTGGTACTATTAATGATTTAAACACTGAACTATCAGATTCTGTAGTAAATGCAACTTCGTCCTCTTCGGCATCTTCATCAAATTTATAAACATAGTCTCCCTGTCCTGTATAATTGCAGTTGTAGAATGCATAGAAAGTTTCGTCTTCTAACAATTTTTCACCGCGCTCTTTAACTGAATTTTTGTAAAACATGTTAGCACCAATACCACTCGCAACCGATGATGAAGAAGAACACAACACACAAATTACAATTATTATTATGATAATTGTATTGGTTTTCATCTGATATTAAGTTAGATAAATTTTATTCCAAACCTCTTTGTCATGAAACGTTGTACCTCTGGAATTGTTGGCTGACTCCAAAGGTACCATCGTGACCAGAAACCAGCTCCGTCAATACCAGATAACTTCCAATCTTCTTTGTCGCTCATATCAACCTCCAACATCAATTTTTGTATCTTTTTTGGGTCTCGCTCAGCAATTGTACGCTTAGGGACTCTTCCCGCGTGTCTGAGAACATAGGACCGCATTCGCGAAGGATTCTTGTGTTTGGTGTAGTCGGAATACCCACTGGCACCAAAGTCAACAGTCCTGCCGTCTTCGAGGATCGCCCTGAACTTCTTTTTGGAGTCTGGGCTACGAACGATTTTGACACGCATACTTCTTACAATTTACTACTAATTTATTTTTGGCAGGCGGTGCAGTAACTTTCCTTCTTTGCTTGTGGAAGGAAGAAGAGACGCTCATCACCACGCTTCACACGGTACATGTGGTCATACATGTGGAGGAGACCAATGGACAAAGCCATTGTAGAAACAACAGCCTTGTTCATCTTACGCACAGACCACGCATACGCCAAGATCATCGCAAGGATGGTCAATTGGACGAGGGTCATCGCTGGAAGAAGTGGAAGCTTGAAACGCTGATCCAATTCTTGGACTTCTTCAGTAGGTTCTGGGGCATACTTTTCCATTCGCTTGCCGTAACCTGGCATTTTTATTTTATACAGAGAAATTAATGTGGCGTGTCCTGCTATTGCCAGTGGTCCTTGTACTTCATGATTTCCTGAAGTCACCAATAGACACCCTCTACTTTCAGAACCCTCTGAGACCCCTCGTAGGTATCAGGAACACTCTGATAGATATGATGTATCATAAGATGGATTATGATGTTTATGACTATCCCAACCTTTGGTTTGTCAAAGCGAATTACAATAAGATTTTACATGAATTTGAGAAAGGAGTTAGTACAGCCAGGAAGCGCTACTTTCACAAACTTGATCCATGGTTCAAGAAGAATGAACATTATTACTACTACAAGGTGAAGGACTTTCCGGAAGTTCAAAAGATTATTGAACAAATTCCATGTATTGATAAAGAAACCGCAAAGTTTGCCGTGATGGACAGACCGATGACCATTCCAGCACATCGCGCCGAGAGTAATTTAATGTTGAGATATCACCTCACAATTAAGAGTGGCAAAGATTGCGTGCTTTACACAGAGTATGACAGACATGTTCATAAACCTGGACAAGACTTCTTATTTGACCACTCTAGATTTCACCGTCTCGTCAAGCGCGGATTTCAAAAAAGAGTTGTTCTTATTTTGGATATCCATAGATTTTAGGTGCTTACGACAAACTGCTTTGTAGCAATCTTTACCACCTATGAGTTCAAGATCATCATTTTGGACAATCCTTTTTGTGAATGGCCCAGGTGTTCCATTTTTACAATCCATACAAAGTGCTGAAAGTTTCACAACATCACTCGCCAATGGAATACAATCAATGACTTCTCCAAACTTTCGTTGCTTGTAATCTCCATCTAGACCAGCTATGATCACTGATTTATTGAGAAAGAGGCACATTTCCACAAAGTCTTTGAGGTTTGTGAAGAACTGAGCTTCATCAACTGCCACAATATCGGCATCACAGAATTCTTGTTTAATGATGGAGTGTGATATATGATCAACTTTGAGACATGGGAACTCTACACCATCATGCGTTTTTAACATCTCCTCAGGGGAGCGTGTATCTTTTGAGGAGTTGATGACCACAATTTTCTTACCTATGATCCTGTAGCGCTTAAGTCTTCTGATAAGTTCAGAAGTTTTACCAGAAAACATATTTCCCATAATAATTGTCAGACCCATTCTCACCTTTCTCTAAAATAATCTCATATTTTTATAATGGTTGATATCCAAAGGTGTTATTATGATGGACATCGGGGTTGGGTCTCGGCCAAGTCAGGAAGAGTACGTTTTGGCAACAAGATCTTCCCCAACATTCTTGCTGCCATCAAATACTTTGGTCACAAATAATTAGCAAAATACATTTTTAACATTACACCCGTACCAATCATTCCCAAAATAAGTGTCATCAAACAACATGTACATTTTTTGTTTGCTAACACTTCATCACCTTCCAAAACAGGATCCTTGTACCAACCCATTGAAATAAATCTACATAATAATTAAGATGCCCCTGACTGATCAGGAGATTGCTAAAAAGGTTCGCGAGTTGCGTAGAACTGAGGGTAAGATCTATGCTCCTCTCAAGTACTTTCGGGGTCTCAGAACTTTGAAATCCGTGGAGACACGCTACAAGAAGATGCTCAAGAAGGACTACAAAGATTTCAAGACCGATGAGGGTGTGAAGACTCGCACATCTTCATACACCCAAAAGTTTAGAAAGAAGTATGGGTTGGAAGTAAAGTCACTTCCAGAGATCGCAAAGGCTACGAAGATTCCATTGAAGACTCTTCAAACAATTTACAATAGAGGTCTTGCTGCGTGGAGAACTGGGCATCGTCCGGGAGCTTCTCCACAAGCATGGGGGTATGCGAGAGTTCATAGTTTTGTAATGAAAGGGAAGACATATTACACAGCGGATGCGGATTTGAGATAATCCCGAGTTACATCTTTATGACACAAATCACACAAGACTTCTAAATTTTCATATTCCGTTTTACCCCCCTTGCTCCACTCAATTTTATGGTGACCTTCCGGGTGATTTGGAATACACCCACATTTTGCACATTTTCCGTCTTGTTCTTTTAATTTACGATTTATATCCGTTTTTGAAAAGTATCTAGATTCATTTGAAACATTGCGACAAATGATCTCGTCAATAAGATTAATTAGATTCTTTTGAAACACAGCATTTCTTGATTTTGCTTCCAATTTATTCTGAATATCAACTTCAAGAACTTCGCTTTTGAAGTCTGAAAATATATCTTTCATGTGACGATTAAAATGTGAAATATTTTTAATGTGAAGTGGGATTCTTGAAATAAAAAATTTAAAACACAGTGCATTGCTTTTATATTCTTTTTTGTTTTCGGGTATCATTTTATGTTCATCTAATCTTTCGGCAACTTTTGTCATGAAATTAAGCTTTTCAGTTAATTTTTCTAAATTTTTAGTCAAGTAATCATTGGCGGACTCTTCACTCTCGCCCAAATTCTTGATTTGCCAGGATTTTCGCATTTCATTTACCGATGACCAAGATGATGAGACATTTTCTGATAATGCTAAACATTCCATCATATCCATTTCAATGGCACCCCGTGCATCTTTTTTACTATATATCCAAACTTTGAAGTTATCTTTGAATTTTTTAAGAAAGTCATAGAATTTATTATAACTAACTTTATCAAATTCATAATCATTAAGAGTTTTTGTTGATTTGTTTAAAATTTCGTACATATCTCTGCGTTTAGTGGAATTTGTATGAAACGAAGAATCAAGACAATTAAATGTCATCTTGTAATTTCTTACGATTTGTCTATCGTCAATGACCATATCTTTAAAATATACATTGTTGTACTTCTGTCCCAATTCTTCGTTTGAAAAATATTTTCCAATGAGTGGATATTCACCATCTACAAATCCAAGTATGGTTCGAATTCTATGCATTCCATCCAAGACATCATAAACTACATTACCCATTTCATCTGGATCTGGGTTTAAAATAAGCCATATTGGATTCATTCTTCTACCCGATAAAATAGATTCTATAAGTCTTGTTTTCATTCGATCATCCCATGCCTCATATTCTCGCTGAAATGGAGGCTGCACATTTATGTAATCACTTGAGAAGTTGGCAGCTACTTCATGTTGGGTTTGACATTTTACCTGAGCAATGTTTAGATCAAATGAACCTTCGTTTCTGGCCATGTTTATTAAATAGTAGATCTTGTTCTTTAAGTTCTTAGATCTAGAATATTACTTAAAAGATCGAGACTAATTACATACATGACCAATCGTATCTCTTGGAATGAATATTTCATGAAGACCGCGGAACTCGCGTCAGTCCGATCTCCGTGTGATAGACTCAATGTAGGATGCGTCCTCGTAAAGAACAATCGGCTCATAAGTATGGGCTACAATGGTTTCCTCGGTGGTTGTAAGCACACATCAATTGTGAGGGATGGTCACGAACAAGCAACAATTCACGCAGAAATCAATGCCATCACCGACGCAGCCAAAAGGGGTGTCTCCATTGATGGTACCGAAGCCTATATTACACATTATCCATGTCTAAATTGTTACAAAGCTCTTGCGAGTAGTGGAGTCAAGAAGATTCACTACAAAAATGATTACAAAAATAATCCGCTTTTAGAAGAATTGGGGTACGAGATACCTATTATTAAATCAGACGCCTAAGTCGGTTATAGTGACTACAAAAGTCACACAAACAAAAACACTCAACCATGAACTCTCAATCTATTGCCACCTACATTGCCAACCTTGAAAAGGAGAACGCCGATCTCAAGAAGCGCCTTCAACAATGCGAGGAAGAAAAAGCCCTTCTTGAGTACGAAACTATGCTTCAATATGCGGAAGTAAGCGATGATGAATCCATTGCATCCACGGATAGTGATGATGACGTTGAAGAGTACTTTGTTTGTTACAACTCAGAACTCACAGATGCTTTTGACAAGCTTGCTTATGAAGAAGAAAACGAATTCAAGCAAGCCGTCTATGAAAAGGCTGCCAACACCATCTATCGCCTTGACTTCAAAGTACAATATGGCGAACAACTTGCCCACCTACCAGGTATTGGTAAGGGTGTCATTAGAAAAGTCAATGAGTTCCTTGAAACTGGAGAAATCAAGAAGAATCAAACCTTTGATACCAATGAAAACATCGCCTATCAATTGGAAACACTTGCTGATATAGAAGAAGACTACCACAAGTCTTCCGCCTATCAGAAGGCGTCCGAAGCAATTCGCAAACTTCCATTTGAAGTAACGAATGGTACCGAACTTTGGAAGGGACCCAACAAGGTTCCGGGTATTGGTCGGGGTATCGCTAACAAGATTGATGAGTACATTGTGACTGGAGAGATTAGGAAAATTTCTAAGCATATATCACAATAGATGATAGTTCCGCTATTCCTACTTTCATTGGTGACAAACATCCTCATTGGATATTATGTGTCCCACAGGAATGGCTCTGGTACAGGTGGCCCAATATATGATGTTGGATTTCATCTTCTTCCCAACTGGGAAAAGTTTGAACACCTTCCAGACTATCTTTTAGCGATTCCCGTACTTTTTCTCCTTTACCACTGGCCAAAATGGAATGCTGCGAAGAGAACCTCTTACTTGACATTCCTGACTCTCATGTATTTTGCGCGAGCTTTGTGTAACGCGGTCACTGTGATGCCCTACACAAAACGCGAGCCTTGCAAAATGAAACCTAGATTCGCTTTTTGTAATGATTATACATTCTCTGGTCACACAACACTCAATTTAGTAACTTCAAACTTTGTAGGTGCGCCACTTTGGCCCATTTGGCCAATAATTTCATCGGTCGTATCCGTCCTCACCCGAGATCATTACACTATTGATATCATGATCGCTTGGATTCTCTTCTTTGCTTTCAAGTGTAGGATCAACGGGATTTAACATTTTTGCGACTTCTTCGTAGATAACTGTGAGAAGCGCAACCTTGTATGCTAAGAAACCAACGAGTGTGGCACCATAGTCAAAATCAAAACCAAAAGGTGCATTATTCCACATTGTTTCAAATACAGCGGTAGCCACGGGTGCCAACAACTGCTTTTGAAATGATGATTTTTCAATGTTGTCAACATGGTTCTGAAGAAGACTTATGTAAGAGAGGGAAGTCGCAACACCTAATGCAGCGGATACACCTTCCGGGGCGCCTTGAGTGATGAAATAAGTTGATGTAAGTGCTGTACCATAGGTGAAAGTTGTTCGGTTAATTTTTCTTTTGAGTTTTTCGTAGTCGGATTTTGGCGGAACAATGGCATTATGAATAGTCCAAGCTACGCCCATTGATAATCATTTGCGTCAAACCTTTATAAAGATTACAAACCCAAGTAAAGTAGAAATGAGCCTTCGTGTTAAGAAACTTACCCAAGATGCTATTCTTCCAACTCGTGGTTCTGGTGGTGCTGTTGGATACGATCTTTACAGCACTGATGAAGTTGTGGTCCCTCCGACACATCGCGCATTGGTCGGGACAAGTGTAGCCATTGTTTTGCCACCGGGTGTTTATGGTCGTGTGGCGCCACGCTCAGGTCTTGCTGTGAAGCACGGCATCCAAGTTGGTGCCGGTGTCGTAGATCCAGACTACACCGGGGAAGTTAAGGTTGTTCTTTTCAACCATGGCGACAAGGACTTTGAAGTAAAGAAAGGGGATCGCATCGCGCAACTTGTTCTTGAGCGCTGTGAAACCCCACCAGTTGAAGAAGTTGGTGCTGTAGAAGAAACTGAACGAGGATCTGGTGGTTTTGGTTCAACTGGTGCCTAAGTCACCACTTTTACTATAAAAGTAAGAAAAGCAAACTACATCTATACATATACAATGCTCGCCCGTCTGTGCTTATCGACGACCTTGACCCAAGACCTCAAGAAAATTGACTACACGGGTGCTCGTGTGAAAAATATTAGTTCATACCACAATGGTGCGAAATTTGAGGATGTTTCATCACCAAGTTTTCAAGAATTGAGAAAAATTATCTTCGCGGGTATTGAAACACCGGATTTATTATCCGGATCTTTTTCTTCTATAACCGACAATACACCCTGTAAAGGTTCTTCATTCAGAAAACAAAAAGACTTCTGTGGTTGGATGTGCCCACACGACTATAAATACGATGATGGAGAGTGTCTCACTTTATACATCAGAAATTCGAGTGCAAATGAAGTTATGAACGACGTTTTGAAAGCGTTGGATGGTGACGAATGGGCTCAACGTCTGTATAAATTTGGTTGTCACATTGATATGGTCTTAAAAGATGGGAGTGAATTATCTATCAAACTTAAACAATAGATTTACTTTTCCCGTTCCTAAGTCACCTTTAGTTTTTTAATAAGTAAAGTAAAAACATGGATCGTCATCACCTACTGACCCTCTTGGATAAGATACAAGAAAAGTATGAAATCCAAGATGGAGAGTACAAAGAATTCGCGGAAGCCATTGGAGGCACAAAGAAACCTATTGAAGTCAAAGAAGGGGACATCGTAAAAGTCAGCTACGATCACGTTGAAACGGAAGTAGAATTCTGTGACGACGAGTTTTATCCAAAACTTAATATAACGGAAAAGTGTTCCCGTATTTGGAAAGTTATCGCCAATGAGAGCACCTACCATGGAGGTGATATGATTACATCTAAGTACCTAAACAGGGCTAACATGCACTTGGACGCGATGAATAAAATTGTGAAAGACCACTCACAAGGTAATTTCACAATGATATCGATAAATTCGGATACTAATCGTAAATATTGTTTTCGTGTTTCGGAAATAGAAGTAATCAATTAAAACTTTTTGTAATTATCACAGAACCACATGTTCTCTTCTGTTGGCATAAACAAAATACCTTTGCGCATAGTCATGAAAAGCTTGGCGTGGTTGATATCCGCATAGGACCATAAAAGCCATCTTTCCCAGTAACCCGCGCGAAATTCGTCGTCCCAGTCTTCATCTGTGCTGGTATCAACGTGTAACATGCCTCGTTGTATCTCCTGTGGATCGGTTTCAATTCGCAACTCCTTTGGAATGATAGCCCCCTTTCTAAGGAGATGCGCGCGCATGAGTTTTGGATTTCCGTGTTCGGTAAAGTCTGGAGATCCAAGTGTGCCAAAATCAACAGCTCTTTTGTTTGGTAACATTACCCTGTACTTGTGGGTAACTGATGGACTGGGTTTGAGAACAACATGCATCGGGCGCATGTGTTTTACTATAGTAATAACTTTACTTTTTAACTTCACGCTTGAGGATAACAAACTTGAGATCACCCTTTTTAACATTTTCTCTGGTGAGGGGATTTTTGAATAGAACCATATTTCCATTAGAGTTGATAGCCTTTGTCATAGACATACGAGCCAATTTACGGAAAGAATTTGGTGTGAGATAAAGTTTGTTAATCTTCACAGCTTTTTCACCAGATTTGAAATTATTAGTTGAAATTACATCTATTGGAAGGTTCTTCACACTCACTTTCTTCCATTGAATCTTCTTAGTCGTGTTATTTTCATTAGCATTCTTCTTCATTTGATTTTCATTTTTGATGTAGTTGGATGAATTTTGTCGGTTCCCATTGTTTCCAAAGCTGAGACGCCTACGTACTGGACCAACATTAACAAAAGACATACGCGCTCTTCGCATACGTCTGAGATTGTTTGGATCTATGACACGAGTTCTAATTTGACCGATATTGTTTTCGTTGGTATTTGAGTTTGTGTAGGCATAGTTTCTGATCAATGCACGAGCACCATTGTAGTTTCTGCGATTGTACCTTCGAGCTGGTGACGTGTTGAAAGTGGCACGCGCCCGTGGGCTCGCCCCTGGGCTACCGATCATAACGTCGTCGTTATTGTTCATCTTATAATTATTAAAGATTAAAAATAATATACATTTAAATGGACTTAATTCTGGAATTTCAAAATTCTTTGACAGATGATTTTTGTGATGAAATTATTCGAAAGTTTGAAGAAGATGAAAGAAAGGAAAAATCTAAAGTTTCAAATGTATCAAATAAAAGTTTTATAGATTTTAATTATAGAAAATCTACAGAATTAAAAATATCTGAGTATAGCGACTGGGAAGATATACACACAAAGTTATTTACAATAATTTCCGAAAAACTATCCGAATATTATTCATTTTTAAAAAAATGTGGTTACGAAAAAAATGAAATTATTCTGGGATTAATTGGATCTTCTCATATTAAAGGTTTATCTATAACTAAAAGTGAAAAAAGTGATTATTTTAACTGGCATATAGACGATTATGATGGGAAGGGTAGATTTATTACTGTTTTAATTTATTTAAATACATTAAATGAAAGCGAAGGGGGATCAACTGTTTTTGGAAATGGTAAAATCATAAAACCTGAAAAGGGTAAAATTGTATTTTTCCCTTCTTTGTGGACACATGTTCATAGAGGAGATGTAGTGAAGAATAATTCAAAATATATAGTAAGTGGATTTTTTTGTAGGTAATACTTAAAAAAAACATGATATAAATTGATATGAGTTTTATACTAGAAATAGATGACGTTATTTCTCCAGATATGTGCAAATACGTTATAAATTTATTTGAAAATAACAACACTAAAGCTGAAGATGGTGGTGTAGTTGATCAAAATAATAAAATAGTATTAGACACTAAAACAAAATTAACCAAAGATCTATATCTTTCAAAACACGAAGAGTTTAGAGGAATTTCGTCTATTTTAAATAATATCGCAAAAGAGTCACTTACAAAATATATTGAATATTTGGAAAAGACGTGTTTGGCAACAACATTTATGCTTGATACTCGATTGAGTTGCACGGTTCCTCAAATACAAAAATATGAAAAGGGTGGTTATTTCAATTGGCATAGTGATGCTGGTACTTGTGACGAAAGACTAATAGCTTATATAATTTATTTAAATACGTTAAATGAAGAAGATGGGGGTAGTACTATGTTTGCTAATGGTAGGATTGTAAAACCTGTTCAGGGAAAAATATTATTTTTTCCGTGTGGTTTTCCATATATTCATAAAGGTGAAAAAATAAAAAACAACACAAAATATATTATATCTGGATTTTTTTGTAAATACAAACATAAAAAATAAACTTTTAGTTAAAATATGAAGACCTACAAATCCTTCGATGGCATTTTGATTAAAGTTGGTGAAAATGCCAAAGAAAATGATGATCTCACTTTTTCAAGTTATCCAAATGAATGGTGGATGCATGTGGATGGTGGCGTGGGATCACATGTAATTATTTGTCATGAAGAGAATACAATTCCTAAAGAAACAAAGAGGGATGCAGCACTTCTTGCGGTACGTCACAGTAAAGCTGCAAATTCAAAAATGGCGCGCGTGAATCTTGTCAGGGTTGATCAAGTCATAAAAGATGAAAGAATTAAAAATCACGGACAAGTCTATTTAGATGGAGAAGTAATGCAACTTACTATCTTTATGAATAAGGAGAAAGAAAGACTTGAAAGACTATTAAAAACAAGACCTAACAACTGATTAATGGGGTCTTCACTCGCACGTGTAAAGGCTTTAAATGATCATATAAATCCACCACAACTAATATCCACAGATGAACTTTCAAGGCACTCTACCGAAAATGATTGCTGGGTCGCGATCAAAGATGAAGTTTATGACTTAACAAACTTCTTGAAAGATCACCCCGGGGGAAAAAGACCTATTTTGGTTGTCGCCGGAAAAGATGCAACCGAAGATTTTCTTTTATTTCATCAACCAAGTTATCTAAAAAAGCATTTAAAACCAGAAAACAGAATTGGTCATCTTAAAAAATAGGGGCAATAATTAAGAAAGATGGATCATCAAGATTGGAATCCGGTTATCATTCATGGTAAGGGAACGCTTGGCAAACGAACTACAGTAAATGTTCCCCACCGAGAAGTGACAAAAGAACAAAAACTTGACCGAACAGAACTTGGAACACATGAAAAGGTAAGCCTTTCCCTTGCCAAAACAATTCAACAAGCTCGGATTGGCAAAGGTTTCAAAACGCAAAAAGACCTGGCAAACGCAATCGGAGTTCCAGCAAATGTCATCAATTCATATGAATCTGGAAAGGCAATTCCAGACAACCAAATTCTTCAAAAGCTGCGGAGAGTTTTGGGTGTCAAGCTGAAATAATATATTGACACAAAGTAAATATGAATACTCTCTTAAAACTTTACGAACTCAAGGAAAGAAAGATGCTGCTCAACCGAAC